TCACTTAGTAAACTATTGGCACCTTTAATTCTTTCGTTTAATAGTATGTATTGTTTACCAAAATTATGAGTGGTTTCCAAAAACCCATGAAGAGCATTTCCTTGTTTGAAATATTCTTTGGTTCTTGAGAGGATAGTTTCATTACCCTTTTTTTCCATTTTGAAAAACTTTTTACTTAAATCTAACTTTAATTGGTCTAAGGTCATTTGCTCCATTGCGGATTCAAGTGCTTCCTTATCACCAGTAGATTTTATTTTATTAAGTTCTGCTTGTTTTCTTTTTAGTGTTTCTAATCTCTGAACATTTTTCTGATTGACTTTTTCGCCCATGTCGGCAATAATCTTTTCTTCTTTTTTGATTTTCGCCTTTAGCTCTAATAATTCTTTAGCTAATTTTACATTTTCACGGTCTGCCATTATATTACTTTATGGTTACTTTTCTACCTTTGGTATGCTTTTTGAACACCCTTTCAAAATCTTTAATTGCATTATCAGCCTCTTTTGCTGCCTTTTTCAATCGTGGATTATCATCGAGTGCACTAGCAACTCTATTGAATCTACCCTTCATTATATTATGCATAATTTTTCCGAAGATATTTTCTTGTAATTGTTCTTCTGTTAATGGTTTTGATGAAGCCATTTTCTTCTCCTTTAATAGTACTAATTATGATTTTCTGTTATAAAACAGGATGTTATAACTCATTAATAAATATCAAATATAGAAAAAAAGGTTATCCTCTGCTGATACCAGGTCGTGAAATACCTGAAGATTTTTTACCTTGTTTATCATATGCCGCTTTTTCTTCTTTGTAAAACTGAGATGCCTTTTGAATGTAAAATCGGCGCAGATAGGTTGGCATGTTGTACACTTCTGTGAAATTAAATCCCCCCTTTCCGTGAAAACAGAGTGAGAAGATTTGGTCGTGTATCGCGGGCTTATCTTCTGCCCGCAGGCCAAAAAAACTCAACATCTAATGGGATATCCATAGTCGTATCTTCACCAGTAGTATCGCTCGTGAAGGTAAATGACATATCAACATCAGGTGTTATTTCGGTAAGATGCTCTCTAAGTGCTAATGAATCTCTTGATAACAATTCGTTATCTACAAATTCAACTATCCTCTTAGTAGAATTATCCCCATTGACACTCAAGACTGCCTTTTTCAATCTTGTAGTAATCTCTGAAGTAATTCCAGAATCTTTCTGAAATTTCTTTAGTGCCTTTAATTCGGCCTCTATTTCTTTTTCTTCCTTGTGGGTTAAAAGACGAAATGTGATTTTTGTTTTAGATGCAGGTAATTCAAAATCAAACTCATTTTTACCACCCTTGAAAAGTTTGGTATTGATTTCTTTATCCTTGATTAAGGTTAAATCAAAAGTTTCTTTTTGTTTATCACCCGTAGATGGATCTGTAAGTTGAACTGAATAGTCCTTACCATACCCAAGTACTCTTGTTGCAATCATAATTGCATTCTTATCACCTAATAATAAATCATCAAGTGAAACGTTATCATCTATAATAACTGATTCCAACAACTTATCCAAAACCACTCCTTTTTGAATAAGATTTCGTGAGGTTAAAATATCTTCTTCTTTTGCGGTCATGTACTTTAACTCAATAGTTCCACCTGCCAGTGGTGAATCTTTTGGATATAGTAAGCCTTTAGAAGGTAAATCAACTACCTCTGTTGGAAACCGGCGTTTTTCTTCTGCCATTTTTTGTCTCCTCTGTATTATGTATTTAATTGTATTTTATACAATATAACCAATTTTATAAAACTATAAGGCTGGGTATCGGTTAAAATACCCAGCTAATTTATTTACTTTACTTCGGGATTTGATTTCCCTACAGCGTCTCTGACGGAATAAAGACCGAAAGATGCTAATAGTGTCCAAGCTAATTCAGGTACTTGATCTACAACCCCTGCTGCTTGAAGAACACCAACAACACCAGCTACTACTGATGTCCATATGGTCTTTGATTTCCACCATGCTTTATCTGCAATGACTTCCATAATAAACTCCTTGTATTATTATTAATTTAGAATTGTAGGATAGCGTAATCGTATCTGAGTGTTAGGGTTATATCAACTGGATCAGTTGTATTTGCCCAATCTAAATCACCAAATGTAGCGTTAGTAATAAACGCACCTTTTAGTGTCCACTCCTCTACTTTATCACCTACTGGTCCTAAAACATTAAAAGTTATATCTTTTTTGTAAAAATCTGAGTACCCATCTCTACCAGTAACAGACTCATGTGATAAACGAACCCATTCCATAACGGCTTGTGCTGCTGATGGAACAACAGGATCGTATAAACTAATTTCTAATTCTTCCCAAGCTCCCTTACCTTTAATGTATCTCTTAACATTAATGTGGTCAAGTTCGATTGTTTCAAAGGCTATTGTCGGTCTGTTAGCTGTCTTTATAAGATAAGCTGGTATACCCTCGATGTACATAATGTACCGATTTTTTGTTTTTGGTTCAAACGGTGTGAACATTATCTCACTCGGATCTAATAAGTCTGGCATCTTTATTCTCCATAAATTATATTTTTCTCAACTATAAATATCAAATTATTAAAAAAACAACATAATCATTTTTCATAGTTTTTTTGAAGTTTTATTTCAACCTCATATATAAATATACACGGCAACAAAAAACCCCTCAAAAAAGAGGGGTTATTTTGTTTAGTTAATCTATTGATTAAACTTACGCTGGGAATGTAGCTCCTGTTGGTAATACTACGAAGTCCAATACAATAAATTCAGCGGTTCTTGTAGGTTGGATAAATATCTGACCAACAAGTTGATTTCTATCAATCACATCAGGTGTGTTATTGGTATCATCCATAACTACCTTAAATGCGGATAGACCACTATTTGCTTGTACTGATTCTAAGAACGGATTCACAATATTTAAGAAACGATTTCTCGTTGCTGATGTGTTCTGTTCAAATACTAAGTATCTTGAAGAAGATGCGATAAACTTCTTCAATCTAATCAACAATCTACGAACATTAACCCTATCGAGTGCTGATGGACGACCTTGTAAGGTTTTTTGTCCCCAAACACATACACCTTGACCTGGGAATGAAGCGATTGGATTAACCCTTGCTTCATACAACTCATCTCGTTCATCGTGTGTCAAACGAGTTTGTGCTTCTAATACCGTAGTTAAACCACCACGATTTAGACCAGCTGGTGCGAACCATTCGTGTGCCACTTTATCAGTAAATGCGATTACTCCAGGTAATACTACTGATGGTGGGACCCATACTGGTAAGGCTGTGTTTCTATCAACAATCTTTACCCAAGGATAATATGTTGCTGCGTAATTAGTATCGAGTGCTTGTATAGCTGCTGTTACTGATGATATAGAACCACCATATATGCTACTATCCAAGATATAGAATGCATCACCACGTTCTTCACATTTAGAGATTGCGTGATTTGTAATCTTCGGATGTAAATCGTGGATAACACCAGGTGTTACTAACATATTGATATCAAATTCATCAGGATTACTGATTGCGTTAATAGCTTTCTTATAAGCTACTGCTCCAGCTGCTGTTGCACTTGAAATATCAAACCCTTGTGTATTCGATGCTACTATGTCACTTCCAGTTTTCTTTGGATTAGCAGGATTCTCTCCGTCAAATCCACCTTGAAATGGAACAACAAACTTTCTCTGTTTGATGTTAGATAAGATAAGTGTTATCTTTTCAGTACCATCTGAGAATGTAGTTCCTGTTACACTTGCATCTGCACTACCATTAATATCTTCAAGACTCATAGTCACATGACTACCAGCTCCTGCGTTATTTGGTAATGGTGATAAGTACTGACTTGCATCTGCGTTACCAAAATCATGACCAAATAAAATATTGTGGTCAAAAGTACCTTGTGCATTAGACTGACTCTGATTGAACGCCCATACTGGTATGTCTGTTCCTCCAGGTGTAGGATTAGTTATTGCTGCGTGTCCCATAGGAACAAGAGATTTTGGTATAGAGTTTTCGGCAATATCACCAAAATCTGATAGGTAAATATGTCTTGACCTATTATCCCAATCACCATTGTAAGTGAGTTTACCATTAGCATCTATTGTTACATATCTATCACCAATTCTTCTTGCAAAGTAATTAGGACTTGTTGGATCTAAATTTAGATTATCAAATTGTTCTAAGACATTATCCTTAGTCAAATTGTTATCATCTAATCCAGTCTGTCTAACTTGTAATGAAAATGAACCATAATCACTACCTGCTATTGTACCTGCCTTCTTAACACTTAGTATAGCAATCTTGAATTTGTTATTCACATTTGTACCATGTGAACGAGTATTAACTTTAAATAAGTTATATCTCGATTTATTAACTAATTGTGATTGTATAAAAGGTGTTGAAGCGTGGTTATAAGCTGCTGATGTAAAATCAACTGCATTATATGAAGCACTTACAATCGAAGCAGTTGTATTTGTTAAATCTGTCGTGTATGTACTTGTCAAATTACTTTGTGCATGTTTGAAGTTTTTATACAAGTAAATTGGTACGGTTGATGTTCCTGATTTTTGTACTTGTGGATCACCACTTAATGCTACATCGATGTAATCTGCACTTGATGTGTTGAATGAAACCGTAGCTGAGAATGCCGTAACACTCTTTGCTCCAAAGTTACTTCCACTTGCGGTCAAAGTAAATTTAGAATAAGCTCCAGTACCAACCGCAGGTTGTGTTACTGAAACTTCGTTTAATCTTACAGTTCCATCTGAACCACCTCTTGATGGTGCTACAACGGCCATAGTTTGAGTTGTTACACCAACTTCTGATGCTGCACCCACACTACCCGTTAAGTTAATTTGTACTAAATCAGCAGAATATCCACCTGTATTAAGAACACGAACTATTGTTACGGTTCCTGCACTTCTTAGGTATTGTTCTACTGCGTACGGCGTGTATATATTTTTGTCCGTAGATCCAAACATTTCTTCAAACTCACTAAAATTACTTACTATTGTTGGTACAAAAGCAGGACCTTTTACAGTTGGTCCTACAATTGCCGCTCCAATAGCTGCAATTCCAGCAGGTAGAAATGATAAATCACGTTCTCTCGTAAATACACCCGGACTTACGATTCGTTCTGCCATTTATTTTCTCCTATTAATGTTATGATTTAAATAACTTTTAATCCCATGTAGGGATTTAAATATTTAATATAAATATCTTATAACTTTCCCAAACGATTGGTTTGGGGGAGATTATTTTAAGCAGTTTCTGAAGGTGCAGTTGAAGTAGGTGTAAATACACCAGTCTGTGGATCTAATGATCCAGGTCCGTACTTTTCATTTAACTGCTTAACAATTTCTTGTTCCTTTTCTTGTAAAGAAACATAATCTTTTTCAAATTGTTCTTCAGTTTTTTCAAGTGCCTCTACTTGTTGATTAAGTAGAATTTTTTGTACTCTCAACTGACCAAATTGTGCCTGTTTTTCTTGGTATCCGTCTTGTAAATCTCGTAGTGCCTTCAATTCATCATCTGTAAATTTTACTTCAGATGTTTGATTTTCTACTTTTTTTGCCAAGTTAGATTCTTCTGTTACAGCCATAACTTTATCTCCTATTTTTGTTGTTTATATTATAACTTATATTATGTATATATATATCAAGTAGAATTCTCTAATTCACTTTTTTCTTGAGAATTTCTACCTCTTGTTTTAATTCTTTAATTGATTCTATCAATAATGGAACGATTCTTTTATAATCTACCCCTAAATAACCATTTTTTCTCTCTACTACAATTTCAGGTAATATTTTTTGAACTTCTTGAGCAACAACTCCAACATCGTGTCCTCTTTCTTGTGCCCATCCAGGTGATTTATCATTCCAATCAAACTCAACTCCTCTAATCTCACCTATTTTATCCAATGAACCTTTAATATTTTGTATATTATCTTTAAGTCTTTCATCTGATGAATTATATGCTACAACATCACCATCTGCTACTATATCACCACTTGATGATATCTGTGCCATAGTAAGGTGAGAAGATATTGAACCACTTACATTACCCGTTGGTATAACATTACCAGTTACGGATATACCAGTAGGTGTGGTTTGAAATTTTGTACTATTGTTATAATTTAAATCAACTGAATTTGCTGCGTTTAAAACCAACATAGTCTTAGAACCAGCTGCATTTTGAAATGTCTGTGTTCCTGACCTATAAAATATATTTCCTGTTCCAGCATCTTTTATGTAACTATTACTACCATCGTGATGAATTTGTAAATCATTTGCATCACCAAAATTAATTTTAGCATCATCTGGTAGTTTTATGCCATTACTTGCTGTTACTTGGTTGAGATGGGCGGTGCTGCCCGATACTACGACTTTTTTCCAATTTGGCATTTAATTTATCTCCTATTGCGGTTGGTTACTTCTATCGAAGCCCACTTCCCATCATCTGCCAAGAGATGGGCCAACATTAGTTACTTATTCTTTACCCAAACACTTCCGTTTTCTTCCTTGTACTTAGAAAGAACTTTATTGACTTCTGTTGGTTTTTTGTCAATTAGAGCATATTGAGTTTTTAATTTCTTTACCACCTCACTTGCCAAATCAATATGTTTTCCAGGAATCATACCATTCTTAATACAATTCATTAAAAACTCTATATCAACCTTTTCAAGTTTGGATATTTCTTCTTCTACTACCTTAGTACCACCTTTACTTTTTATTCCCATGTTATAACCTATTATTTATTATTATGAAGTTCGTATCCAAATTTCTTCTGCGTCTGTTATCCACATTTCACCGACTCCGTATGAACCCGATGTACTATTTGGATTAGTTGCGACTGAACCCGATACCGTAACAACATGCTGTAATGGTGTAACACTCGTTGCTGAAGCGGCTACTCCTTGTGCAACTGCCCATCTTTCATCATCGACATCGTGATATAGTGCTGAACCACTATCTGCTACTGAACCACTTTGTACAACTAATCCACCATCAACATTTGTACCAGCTGAACCAGTTGCTGAGAATATAAAAGAATCTCCAACTGCTAAATTAGTCGTGGATAATGTGGTTGTGGTGCCGTTTATGGTTAAATCACCACTCACTACTGCGTTACCAGTAACTTCAATTCCAGATGTGGTAACTTTTAATCTTTCACTTGATCCGGCGTCGAATACTATGTTATCATCAGCAGTAAAATCGATTGTTGTGTCATTGTTGGCTCTACCAATAATTAATGATGTGTTGTATATTGTCTGAATACCAGTTTGTGCTGATGATACATCTAAATTTTCACTATTATCAGTTAAACCAGTTCCAGCTATATCACTTGCATCAAATGCAAATTTATTAGATGCATTTCGAATACCATCACCTGCGAGTAAAGTAACAAAATCAGCTACGGTTTCTCTTTTAGTTCCACCATCTGCATCTACAAATACTAATTCATCTCCTACTACAGCAGTTCCATCAGGAAATGTTATATTAGTTCCACCACCATGAAACTCAGCGGCTGTTACACTTCCTATTGCTTCTATATCATTACTTGCTGATATAAAAGAACTTGAAATCGTGGATGTTGCGATTAATGTCGTAGTATTTGTTTCACCTGCTACCGTTAGTACACCATCTGCTAAAGTTAATAAATCACTATCATCGGTGTGTCCGATTGTAGTGGCATTGATTACAACATCATCTATATCTAATGAACCACCACTAATTAATCCTGTTGTGGTGAT